CACGAGGTGTTCCCGTCGCTGCGGCCGGGGTCGAAGTGGTCGGACGTCGCGATCACGGTGGCAGGGCGCGTTGGCAGCCCCAAGGACTACTCAGTAGAGGCGACGGGCGTCGGCGGCACGTTGATGGGGTCGCGCATCGACCTCGCGATCCTCGACGACGTGCTCGACTGGGAGAACACGCTGACGCAGGAGCGCCGCGACAGCGTGACCGAGTGGCACCTGAAGACGATCTCGGGCCGTCTCTCGGACGACGCGCGCGAGTGGATCCTCGGCAACGCTTGGCACCCGCAGGACTTCCTGCATCGCACGGCGAAGAACCCGGCGTGGAAGGCGTACCGCTTTCCGGTCATCGACCCCGAGACCCGGCTGCCGCGCTGGCCCGAGCGCTGGCCGCTCTCGAGAATCAAGGAGTGGACGGAGGAGTGGGGCACAAGCGAGGCGGCGCGGCAGCTCTACTGCGTGCCGCGCAGCGACGAAGACAGCCGCATCAAGGACGCGTGGATCGCCAAGTGTCTCGAGCGCGGCGACGGTCGCACGATGCCCTTCGCCCTGAAGCACGTGCCGCTCGGGTACAAGACGTACACTGGCGTCGACGTCTCGACGGGTGAGGCGAAGGACTTGTCGTGCTGCTTCACCATCTGCGTGCACCCGAACCGCGACCGTGAGGTGCTGTGCGTCGAGAGTGGGAAGTGGGACGGCCCAGAGATCGTCAAACGCATCATCAGCCATCACCAGCGCTTCCACTCGATCGTCGCGGTCGAGTCGAACGCGGCGCAGAAGTTCATCACGCAATTCACGGGCGGCTCCGCGCCGGTGCGCAACTTCCACACCGGCACGAACAAGATGTCGCCAGAGTTCGGGATCGAGAGCGTGTTCGTCGAGATCGAACGGGGGCAGTGGATCATCCCGAGCGCAGGTGGCAGGCCGCTCACTCGGGAGGTGAGCGCTTGGATCGACGGCATGCGCTTCTACACTCCGAGCGCGCACACGGCCGACGAGCTCATGGCCTGCTGGATCGCACGGGAGGCGAGCGAGCACCGCGTCGGTAAAGTCAGGCAGGGCGCGCAACGTACGCTCAGGAGGTAGACGATGGCGTACCAAGTGGGTGACACGGTGCAGTTGAAGTCCGGCGGGCCGGCGATGACGGTGGTCGGTCTGCAGAACGGCAAAGTGCAGTGCATGTGGTTCAACAAGGAGCCCGCGGTCACGACGTGGGGGCGCTTGACGTCGGTCGACCGGGACGAGTTCCCTGAGGAGGCGCTCGTGCATCACGACGGCGTGCTGGCGTCGAAGTTGAAGAAGGTGCACCACGTTCGTGGCGCCTCGCTCGGCGAGCAAGCGAGGCGTGGTACATGAAGGGTCACGAGTTCGAGGTCAGCGACTTCGGCGAGTCGGCGGTATGCACGAAGTGTGGGGTCGTCGCGCGCGTGGAGCTGCAACCGTCGGGTGGGTTGCGTTCGATAGCCGCATGGATCTTCGTTCGCAACGCGAAGGGTCTTCGCGTCGCTCCAAGCCGCGTCAAGTGCAGGCCGCGCAAGAAGTAGACACCTGCCCCGTCGCGAGGTAGCTTCAACCCAAGGAGCACCTCACACATGGGCCAGGGCGTCGAGATCTCAAACCTTTCGACCGAGTCTGCACCGCTTCCCGCCCCCCTCGCGGGGGTGCTTGCACCGGGACAGCGCACCATCGTTAACAGCACCGTTGCGATCCTCACCGGGTTCGGCATCGCTCCGAGCGGGAGCTCGACGCTGCAGCTGCGCGACCTCGGTGCGAGTTACACAGGCCCGTACGTGGCGGCGAACCAGGGGTCGCTCAACGCCGACGGATCGGTGACGGGCGGAAGCACGCTGCCCGACATGGCCGACGGCAGCGACGGCAACGTCGTGTTCGACGGCACGAGCACGGTGCTCGGTCTCGCGCCTTCGAGCATGGTCTACACGCTCACGCGGCACATCTACCCGAACAACATGACGGTCAACGCGGGCGTCACCATCAAGCGTGGCCGCTTCGGTGTGTTCGCCAAAGAGACGTACACGAACAACGGCACCGACATCGACGACGGCAATGCCGCCGTGACGACGACGGCCGGCGCGGCGCTCGCTGCAGCGGTGTTCGGGGCGAGCTTCGCGGGCGGCGCAGGCCATGCGGCAGGCGCCGGTTCCAACGGCACCGCTGCGACTACATCGGGCGGCGGAGCAGGCGGCAACGGCGGAGCAGGCACCGGTGGTTCGGGCGCAGGCACCGGCGGTGGGACGACCGCTCCGACAGCGGCGAACGGCGGCATCCCGCGCAGCCCGGCGCAGCTGGCTGCTGGCGTGACCATCGGCGGTGCCGTGCTTACCCAGGTGAAGGGCGGAGCTGGCGGCGGCGGTGGTGGTGACGACGGCACGGGTGCCGGTGGCGGTGGTGGAGGCGGTGGGGGCATCCACATCACCTTCGCGAACAAGATCATCAACAACGGGCGCATGGGCGCTCGCGGCGGTGCTGGGGCTGCGGGCGGCGCGACCAACTGCGGTGGCGGTGGTGGCGGTGGAGGAGGCTTCGTCGGCTACTGCACGCGCAGCTACTCGGGCACCGGCGCGATCGATGCTGCCGGCGGTGCCGGTGGAGCAGGCACGGGGACGGGCGCTGCTGGGAGCGCAGGAGCTGCTGGGACCGTCGTCGCGATCGTGGCGTAAGGCTCGACGGTGGGCCAGGGCGTCGCAGTATCGAACGTTGGGCAGGAGTCGATCGTCCTGCCCTTCCCGCTCGCCGGCTCGCTCGAGCCCGGGCAGGCAGTGATCATCAACAGCACCGTCGCTCTGCTCACTCCCTACGGGATCGTGGGCGGAGGGGCGGCGACGCTGCGGTTCACGGACCTGGGCCCGAGCTACGGCGGCCCGTACGACCTCGCGCATCAGGGGTTCCTCAACGTCGACGGCACCGTCGCGTTCGAGAGCCCGCAGGTGTTCGACGGCGACACGACCGGGCAGACCGACGTCTCGGCCGCATGGAACGCACAGGCGAAGTCGGCTGCCGCGTTGCCGCAGGCTCGCCTCGTCACGCCGCAGGGCAAGTTCAAGGTCGCAGCGCCGCTGATCCTGCCGGCGAACGCGGTGCAGCAGCTGGCACCGGGCACCATCCTTCAGAGCTACCAGACGCAGGACGTCCCGAGCGAAGACCGCAACATCTTCTACAGCGGTTCGGCGACACGTGGTGACGGCGGCGTCCCGTCGCGAGTGCTCGACACGGGGCAGCTGCATGCGACGCCGACGGTTGCGACGCCGCAGACGATCTCGTACTCGGTCGGCACGCACGGGATCAAGCCCGTTGCGTGGACCACGACGGTGCCCGGCCATCTCATCGAGCTGCGCCGCGACGCCGGTGGAGCGGGCGCCGACGTCAACAAGCAGCAGGTGTTCAAGGTCATCGCAGTGAGCGGGTCGTCGTCACCGTACACCGTGACGCTCGACCGAGCGATCGGGTGGCCGTACGTCGGGAGCGCCACGCCCGGCTCAGGCGACACTGCGCTGCTCCTGTCGACGTGTCCGCAGGGGCAGACGATCGACGGCAACTTCGCGCAGCTGAACTTCGTGACGGGCGGCGACTCACCGGTGCAGTTCTTCGAAGCACGCGACTTCGAGGTACGCAACGTCGTCGCCGACGCGCAGGGCAACGCGACCGGGTACGCCGGCATCACTGACCTCGGGTGCTACCGCGGCCGGTGGAAGTCGTGCACGTTCCGCGGGTTCGTCTACGCGTTCGTTGTCTCGAGCGGCGAGTCGATCGAGGTCGACGACTGCAGCTTCGAGGCGATGACCAACGTCACCGACGGAGCCGGCGTCAAACTGTGGGACGCGCTCTTCTTCAAGATGCGCGCTTCGAGGTCCAACGGGAACCTTTACGGCATCGTGATGTCCTCGAACGGTGGGACGTTCGGGTCGCACGGCGTGCTGCTCGAGGGTTGTAACTTCGACAACAACACGACGCAGGGGATCACCATCCAGCTGGGCGACGCGATCGTCATCCGCGACTGCACGGCTCGCAACAGCAACGTCGCTCTGTCGATCGCGTCGGGCCTTGCGCCGGTGACGGTTGACGGGCTGGACGTGTCGGGATGCGCGAGCACTCCCATCGTCGTCGCCAACGACAACCAGCTTCTGCGACGCATCGTCGACATCCGCTCAGCCACCAACGCGGGCGACGTGCAGCTGCTCGGCAACGGCGACGTGATCGCTGACTCGTTGCTCGACATGACGGCGCTGGCGTCGAGCGGCGTGACCGGGTGGCGTGGCGGCGCGGTCGGCAACGCCTACATCCGTGACAGTAACCTCGTCCTCGCCACGAACACTTACGGCATCTGGGCGCACGACGGTGTGACGTGGGTCTCGCGCTGTCGTTTCTCGGGCAGTGCTGGCGCGCCAGTGCTCGTGTCGAGCGGCGCGACGGTCGTGTTCAGTGAGTGCGACTTCGGGAGCCTGTTCGGCAACATCGTCATCGCGTCCGGCGGGTTCAGCAACATCGGCCCGACGGTGTCGCTACCGACCGCGCTTCTCGGTGGCGCTCCGGGCACGCGCGGCTACGATACGACGCTCGCCAAGGGTATCACGCAGAAGGCGGACGCGTCGTGGGCGTGAAGGAGTAAAGGCCATGCCGTTCTACAGTTCAGGGCTCGTCGATGTTCACTCGACCACCTCGTACCCGTCGACGCCGCAGGTCGATCTCAGCAAGCCGGTGCTCGACACCAGCGGCAACGAGAAGCAGGCAGCATTCCGTCCGAAGCACTGGATCGTCACGAGCGAGGGCGCTGCGACCGACCAAGTCGCGTTCTCGTTCGACGGGGCGCACGACCACGGGATCCTCACGGCCGGCGCCAATTACACGACGCGCGACATGAACGTCGTGAACAAGCAGCAGATGTGGCTGCGTGGGATCACGACCACGTCAACGACTAAGATCCAGGTGATGGCCTGGGACTAGGCCAGGTGGTAAGGTAGCGTCTGCCGATGAGCTCAGGGCTGCCAGTCGACCCCGTCGCCGCTCGCCAGATGGCGTACACGCTCGGCGAGACGATCACGGCCGGCGGCGGCAACCGCACGTTCATGTCGCCTCGCCAGATGCGCCTGGCACGCAACTACAGCTACTACCGCGGCAGCTGCTACGACGACCGCAAGTACGACTGGAACGGCGACCCGATCCAGACGCCGTACGACTCTGAGGGCCTTGGCCGCACGCGTGATATCCCGCCTGGGTTTACGGACGTCAGCGGCAGCACCTCGCCGCTCACGGCGCGGCGCCCGAGCGCCCCGTACTACATGGCGCGCGTCATCGTGAAGCGCTTCACCGGGATGCTCTTCTCGCACCGCCGGCACCCGAAGGTGCGGATGATCGGCGACCCGATCACCGAGGACTGGCTCGCAGGAGCGATCGAGGCGGGACGTCTGTGGGCGAAGATGATCGAGGTGCGTGACCTCGGCGGCGCGCAGGGTGCCGTCGGGATCGGCTTCGAGTTCACCGAGGAAGCCACCGTCGTTTTCGAGGCGTTCGACGGGCGGTACACCACGCCGGTGTTCAAGAACCGCCTCACCCGCGAGCTCGCGTCGATCGAGCAGAAATGGACCTACCCAGGGTACGTTCAGAACGAGAAGGGCGAGTGGACCGAGGTAATCATGTGGTGCCGTCGGTACATCGACGAGTCGACCGACACGCTTTGGCAGGACGTGTACACGCCGTCCGGGCAGGAGCCGTCGTGGGACATGGTGGCGCCGCTGCGGGAGACCGAGCACAACTTCGGCTTCGTGCCGGTCGAGTGGGTGCAGAACCTCACCGTGTCCGACGAGATCGACGGCGACCCCGACTGCCACGGCGCCTTCGACATGATCGAGGAGGCCGACAAGCTGAACTCGCAAGCGAACCGCGGTGTCGTGAACAACTGCGATCCGACGCTCGTCCTTGTGACAGACGACGAGAGCCTCACGAGCATCGAGAAGGGCAGCGAAAAGTTCATCCGCTTGAACAAGGGCGAGACAGCCGAGTATCTCGAGATGAACGGCATGGGGTCGAAGACGGCGGGCGAGCGTGCCGACGCGCTCGAGTCGAAGGTGCTGCGCTTCTGCCAGTGCGTGCTCGACCGCACAACCGACGTGCAGAAGACCGCGACCGAGACCGAGTACGACTACAGCTCGTTCCACGAGAAGTGCGACGTGCTGCGCGAGCAGTACGGCGAGCGTGGCGTGAAGCGCCTGCTCGCGAAGCTCGTGAAGGCCGTCAAGCAGGTCGGCGACGAGTCTGTCGTCGTGCCGCCTCGCGAGGAGACGCAGCCGGACGGCACGAAGAAGCTCGTGCAGCGAAAGCTCGGCCCGGGCGACGGCGTGATCGCGTTGCAGTGGCCGGATTACAAGACGGCGACGCCGACCGACACGCAGACCAAGGTGCAGTCGGCTGCGAACGCCGTGAGCTCGAGCCTGGTCGACCTGCAGCACGCGGCGCAGTACGTCGCGCCCGACTTCCAGGTCGAGGACGTGGTGGCGATGCTGGCGAGCATCGCGCAGCAGAAGGCCGCGGACGACGCCGCCTACCAGCAGGCGACTGTGGGCGAGGCGACCGCGCCGGTGGACGACGCGACCGACATCACCAGCATGAAGTTCACGCAGGGCGAGCTCGACGCCGGGCTCGTGACGATGAACGAGTGGCGCGCGAGCAAGGGCCTCGGTCCGCTCGCTGTCGACGGCGACCTGAACATCCCGCAGTTCAAAGCGAAGTACCAACAGACGTTCGCGCAGGCGACCGTCGCGACGTCGCCGCAGACGGCTGCGGAGCTTGTCGGGATGCCCGAGCCGGGTGGTGCACCGTCTCAATCGAACAGCTTCGGCGACGCGTAGCGAAACGCGCGTACAGCGCGCAATATATGGTTACGGATGAGCAGCATGCGCGATGACGGATGGATGACGACTGCTGAGCTCGAGAACGAGTTTGCGAAGTTGTTGAAGCACGACCAAGTGCGCGTGAATCGCACGTTGTCGCAGCTCACGGTGGCCGAGTACCGCGAAGTGATCGAGTACACCGCAGGGTGGAGTGTGTACGACGGCAAGGCGTGTTGGCGGTTCAAGAACGGTCATACGGCCGAGATGCAGGTGAAGCGGTGAGCACGCGTGTTCTACTCCGCGGCAAGACCGTCTTTGCGACGCCGGACTTCTGGCGCGAAGAGCGAGACCGCCAGCGCTTCGAGCACGAGCGTCGCGCGCTGCAGCGGCTCGAGAGGGACCTTGAGGAGAGCCCTCCGCCGCTAGAATTCCGGGCTCAAGGCATCCGCGGCATACCGCACTACGACCCGGTGAGCGGCATCACGTACCGCGAGGTGCGGAAGCTCGATGCGATTGACGGCTGGGTGACAGCCGAGACGGTGATGCGTTGGTACGAGATCGCGGACTTCAAGACCGTCGCAGTCTGGGTGCGCAAGGGGCTGCTCGACGCCGCGTTCGAAAGCACGTCGCCGACGCGACGTTACCGCGTGCTTGCACCGGACGCGTGCGCGAGGGAAGCTGCTCTGACGCCCAAGCCGCAGAAAAAGCGTCGTGGGCGCGCAACGTAGCCCGAGCGCGTCGATGCTCGGCAGGGCTCGCATCTCGCGAGAGGAAGGTCAGACCCCGCAATGATCTAGTGACCTGCTCAGTCCGTCGTCGCTTCGTGTAAAGCTTGTGGGGGCGACGATACCAAAAGGGCGCGATGGTCGCGGCATTCGCTGTCGTGGGTCCGATTCCCACGGCGCCCCCCGATGTACATCGGCGTGGATTTTGATGGAACCCTTGTGCCGCGCATGGATCCGCCGCTGCGGTTGTTGCCGCACGCGCGCGAGGGTTTGCTGTCGCTGA